AAGTAAAACGCCTTATCAAAGATCTCAAAATTAAGGAGTAAAGCATGCTAGATGCAATCAAACCATTGCTAGATAGCGGCCTGATCAATGAAGACGTCAGTCGAGAACTCAACGAAGCTTGGGAATCTAAACTGACAGAAGCACGTGAACAGGTTAGAGTAGAACTACGTGAAGAGTTTGCTCAACGCTACGAGCACGATAAGACAGTGATGGTTGAAGCCTTAGACAAGATGATGACAGAAAGTCTCACCGGTGAACTCGCTGAGTTTGCTCAAGAGAAAGCTGCCCTGCGTGAAGATCGCGTGAAGTTTCAAACCAAGATGAAAGAAAGTGCTGTGAAGTTTAACAATTTCATGGTAACAAAATTGTCTGAAGAAATCAGCGAATTACGCAAAGACCGCAAGCAGCACAATGAAGGACTAGAAAAACTAGAACACTTCATGGTGCATGCGTTGGCTCGTGAGATCCAAGAATTTGCCCAAGACAAACGTGATGTAGTGGAAACTAAAGTACGTTTGGTGCGTGAAGCACGTGGCAAGTTGGAAAATCTCAAAGCACGTTTTGTAAAAGAAAGTGCTGAAAAAATGAGTCGAGCTGTTAGCCATCACTTGAAGGCTGAACTTAGTCAGTTACATGAAGACATCCAGGCTGCTCGCGAGAACAGTTTTGGTCGTCGTATTTTTGAAGCGTATGCTGCGGAATTTGGTGCCACTCATCTCAATGAGAAAGCTGAAGTTCGCAAGTTGCAAAACACCATCGCTGCAAGAGAACATCAACTGTCCGAGGCCATTAAACTCAGTCACAAGGCGAAAGTCTTGGTTGAGTCCAAGGAACGTGAAATACGTGTGATCCGTGAATCCAATGTGCGTCAAAGCACTATGGATGATCTGCTCTCTCCTCTTAACGAAGAGAAGCGTGAAGTCATGCGTAATTTACTCGAAAGCGTTCAGACACCTCGTCTGAAGAACGCTTTTGAAAAGTATCTACCAGCAGTATTAGCTGAAGGCAAGTCTGTGAAAGCCCGCCAGGTGATTTCAGAAAATGTGTCAGAAGTAACTGGTAATAAAACTGCTCAGAGACAAGATGAAGATAACGCTGACAACAGCAATGTTATTGCCATCAAGCGTCTGGCAGGGCTTTAATTTAAAGGAGACTTAAATGTCACAACAACTATTAGAAGGCCGCTGGGATGAAACCAAGGAAGCCCTTCTTGAAGGCCTAAAAGGCAACAAGCGTACCAGCATGAACGTGATCCTAGAGAACACACGCAAGTATTTGAAAGAAAATGCAAGCTCAGGTTCTACTGGTTCTGGCAACATTGCCACACTTAACCGTGTGATTCTGCCAGTTATCCGTCGTGTTATGCCAACCGTTATCGCTAACGAGTTGGTCGGCGTTCAGCCCATGACCGGACCTGTTGGTCAGATCCACACCCTGCGTGTGCGTTATGCCAACACAATGACTGACAACAGCACTGCTCAAACCAGTACTGCTGCCGGCCAAGAAGCATTGAGCCCGTTCTTGATTGCACAGGCATACTCTTCAGCATCTAGCGTTACAGCTGGTGTTGTTGATCCAACACAAAACATCTACTCTGGTGCTAACACATCAGTGCTTGAAGGTTCCGGTGGTCGTCAGATCAGCGTTCAGATCTTGAAGCAAGCTGTTGAAGCTAAGACTCGTAAGTTGCAAGCTCGTTGGACATTTGAAGCTGCTCAAGACGCACAAGCTATGCATGGTATCGACGTAGAAGCCGAAATCATGGCAGCTCTGGCACAAGAGATCACAGCTGAGATCGACCAAGAGATCTTGTTGAGCCTGCGCTCGTTGGCCACAACTGAGTACACATACAACCAAGCTACTGTATCTGGTACAGCTACATTCGTTGGTGACGAACACGCCGCTCTGGCAGTTCTGATCAACCGTGTTGCTAACTTGATCGCCCAACGCACACGTCGCGGCGCTGGTAACTATGCTGTGGTTAGCTCTGCTGCACTCACAGTGTTGCAAAGTGCTACAACCAGCGCATTTGCACGTACCACAGAAGGTACATTCGAAGCACCTACAAACACCAAGTTTGTTGGTACTCTGAACGGCGCAATGCGTGTGTTTGTTGATAGCTATGCTAGCGACACTACACCTGTATTGGTTGGCTACAAAGGTAGTTCAGAAGCTGATGCTCCTGCATTCTACTGCCCATACATCCCCTTGATGAGTTCAGGTGTTGTATTGGATCCAACCACATTCGAACCAGTGGTTTCGTTCATGACTCGTTACGGGTTTATCGAGCTCACTAATACTGCATCTTCTTTCGGCAATGCCGGAGATTATGTTGGAGAAATTGCAGTTTCGAACCTCTCGTTCAGCTGATCCACAATCCATTTATTTGGACAACAAAAACGCCCTTCGGGGCGTTTTTTATTGACTTTTATTATCTAATATGCTATTGTTGAACTAACCAACATAAATAAACATATGAACAAATACAACAAATGGTACCAAGATATTACAGATCGAGCTAAAAATCGTAAATTAAATAGTTACACCGAGAGTCATCACATACGGCCTCGTAGTTTAGGTGGCACAGATGAGTCAAGCAACTTGGTTGCTCTCACTGCACGAGAACATTTTATTTGCCACTGGTTGTTGATTAAAATAACCACAGGAAAAGACCGTCATAAAATGCTAAACGCACTAAGGATGATGCGAGCAGAAAAATCTGGCCAAGAAAGATATAATACAAAAATCACAGCAAGAGTTTATGAGAGTATCAAACAAGAGTATGCTGAACTACAAAGTAAACAATTTATAGGCAAAGGTAATGGATTTTATGGTAAAACTCATACTGAAGAAGCTCGCCAGAAAATAAGTGAAGCAAACAAAGGTAGAGTTCAGCCATTGGAAGAAAAAGAAAAGCAGAAGGCTGCTTGGGCAGCTCGTAGAGATCAAGGACTTAAACGATCAGGATACAGCGAAGAATTTAAAAAAGAACGCAGTAAAAAATACTCTGGAGAAGGTAATCCAAATTATGGTAAAACTCATTCAGAAGAAACACGAGATAAACAACGATCCAAAGCAATTGGCCGTACACAATCGGCAGAGACAATACAAAAGAAGGCCGATGCTATTCGCGGCAGCAAGCGTGAAACAAAACTATGTCCACATTGTAATCGGTCAGTGGCAGTCAACGGCTATGCTCGTTGGCACGGTGATCACTGTGCCAGCATAAATACCCCGTAAGCAACAACTCCGGGATGGGAAGTTCAGGAAACCCACTTTGGTGGGTTTTTTGTTGGCTGTTAATTATTGTATCAAAGTCGGTAAATACATCAAAGGAAACTTGAACTATGGCTATCATTACCACACCCGGCGCTGGCGTTTCACCGTACGAACCAACAATAGCCGCACCCACGATTCTCCGCGCAGGTGCCGATGGTACCACGGTGTCAACCAGCGCAGCCGCTGCTGCTGCCACAGTGAGTGAACTTGCAGCAGCCAATGCCAACACACTAGTAGTAGTGAGTGGGGAAGCTGCACTAAACAGCCTGATCACCAGTAGTCAACCAGGTGTGTTTGAAGGTGCCAATGTCACTATCAATCTTGAAGAACAGAATTTCAACACCACTAATCAAGTCACAAGCACTATCAACTCTCCTTCAGGTAATACAGGAGAGATACAGTACAATTCAGGTTCCAACAGTTTTGCCAGCGATCCTTATTTCACATATACCAACAGCAATGTGGTGACCCCGGGTATACGCACCGACAATTACTTATATGCCAATGGAGCACCATTCTCAGGCGGCGGCAGTGGCAACTATTCAAATTCAAACGTGTCCAGTTTCATGGCTGCATTTGGTTCAAATGTTGTGTCAACCACAGGCAACATCACTGCTGGTAACTTGTTGTTTGGCACAGGCATTGTGAGTGGCACAGGTAACATCACTGGCAATTACTTTATTGGTAACGGTAGTCAGTTGACTGGCATATCGGCCAACACCGGCAATGTAACATTCAGTGGCGAGATAGTGATAGGAACGGGCACAAGCAATCTCATCAGTGGATTGTATCTTGCACCCAGCAGTTCCAGCGCAAATGCCAACATGTACTTGCGAGTGCGAGGCAATATTGTTGACGAACCCACTCACATACATTTTGACACCGGCAACAATGCATACTACAATCAGTTTATCGGCGATGACAACAAATATATACAACTGGCCAACACCGGCAATATTGTTATCAACAGCAACGATGTGGCGGGTAATGCCGCACAATGGAATTTTGATTACAATGGTATATTGACATTACCCGGTAACAGTAGAGTTGCTCCAGTAGGAGCCAACATTGAGCTACAAGCCGCTGCTGGCGGTTACGCAGAAATAGTAACTTCCGATGGCAACAATTATGTAGCGGTCACCACCAGCGGTGCAGAGATTGTTACCAGTGGGGCTTACATCTGGGCCTTTAATAATGCGGGCAATCTAACATTACCCGGCAATACTTTTGCAGTAAACTATGCCAATGGCAGTCCTGTGGTTATTTCAGGCGGTGCTGCTGGATTGCCCTTGGCTAATGGCACAAGCAATATCAACATTGCCACAGCCAACGGCAATGTAACCGTAACTGCCAATGCCACCACCTGGACTTTTGGCTCTAATAGTAAAATAACATTACCCAATGGTGCTTCACTTAACGATACTTCCGGTGACAGTGTGGCGTTTGGTCAAAATGCTGGGTTGACCAGTCAAGCCCAACATGCTGTGGCCATTGGTATCAATGCTGGCCGATTATATCAAGGCGAAGATTCCATTGCCATTGGCTACAATGCCGGCTACTACGATCAACAGCGCGGTGTGGCCATTGGTTGGAATGCCGGTGAAGGTGGCACATTGACCAAATCTGTCAGCGATGCTCAAGGCGGCTCGGGTCCTGTACATAATTATGTCAGCGGTAATGGCAACCCCACATTGACCCTGGACAGTGTAGTCGATGTCACTGCCAATGATAAGGTATTTGGTAACAATATTCCTGCTGGTGCATATGTTGTCAGTATTGCTGATCCGGACATCAACATCAGTGCGCCACCCACAGCCGAACTCACTGCTGGTGATGCTATAACATTTGTGGGTGTTGTGATAGGCTTAAACAATGCCACCAACGTGGTAGTTGGAATGCGAGCCACTGGAACTGATATTCCTGCCAACACATTTGTGCAGAGCACAGGATGCAGTGTTGTGACATTGAATCAGTACCCCACAGCACCCTTGACTGATGGTGCCAGTATTGTATTCACTGTGGGACAAGGCTTTGGTGCCACAGCCATTGGTTATCAAGCTGGATCAAGTTTCCAGGATGACAATGCTGTGGCTGTAGGTCGTCAAGCCGGCTACAGCAATCAAGGTCCCAATGCAGTGGCCGTTGGTGCCTATGCTGGTTACACTCAAAGTGCCAATGCTGTGGCTGTTGGTACTTACGCTGGTTTCAGCACTCAGAATATCAATGCTGTGGCAGTGGGCTACCGGGCTGGTCAAAACTCACAAGGCCCACGTGCAGTGGCCATTGGCGAAGATGCAGGATACAACACTCAAGGTGAAGATGCTGTGGCAGTGGGACAAAAAGCCGGATTTTCCAGCCAAGGACCCTTTGCTGTGGCCATTGGCAACAGAGCTGGCACCAGCGGTCAACTTGATGCAGCCGTGGCCATTGGTTACGGTACCGGTGCAGTGAGTCAAGGCTATTCAGCAGTGGCCATTGGTGCCAATGCAGCTTCGTACAACCAAGGAGGCTCGGCTGTGGCCATTGGTGAACTGGCCGGCAATACCTCACAAGGTAGCGATTCTGTGGCTGTTGGTTATAGGGCTGGGCTCTACAATCAACTACCTGCCGCTGTGGCCATTGGTTATGCTGCTGGTCAAAATTTCCAGGGCACTGATGCAGTGGCCATTGGCGATAATGCCGGTGCTGCAAGCTCTACCTTTAGTATACTATACCAGAGCGGCAGTGGCACTGCGATAACAATCTCTCCAAACGCAGACATCAGAATTGGACAGCGCATAACTGGCGAATTTGTGCCGGATGACACTTTTGTTGTTGGCATTGACCCGACTGGTGAATTTTTAGACCTCAGTCAGGCCATTACCGGAACTCCTGACCCGGGCACTCAATGGACTGCCTGGCAGCAACAAGGCATCGCCGCTGTGGCCATTGGTTATGCCGCTGGTCAAAATTTACAAGGCAACTCAGCAGTGGCCGTGGGCGATCATTCTGGTTATCAAGATCAGGGTATCAATGCCGTGGCTGTGGGCTACAACGCCGGTTACGACACACAAGGTGCCCGTGCAGTGGCCATTGGCGAGGACGCTGGTTTTCTAGCTCAAGGTGCCAATGCCGTAGCTATTGGTTGTAGTGCTGGCAATACCTCACAAGGTATCGAGTCTGTGGCCATTGGTACCTTGGCGGGCAACAACAGTCAAGGCAATGCTGCCGTGGCCGTTGGTTACAATGCTGGCGGAAATGCACAAGGTATTGTGTCAGTGGCCATTGGTACCTTGGCGGGCAACAACAGTCAAGGCAATGCTGCCGTGGCCGTTGGTTACAATGCTGGCTATCAAGATCAGGGTATCAATGCCGTGGCTGTGGGTTACAACGCCGGTTACATCACACAAGGTGCCGGTGCAGTGGCCATTGGCGAAGACGCTGGTTATCAAGTTCAGGGCGAAGGTGCAGTGGCCATTGGTTACAATGCTGGCAATACCAGTCAACGTTCTATAGCAGTAGCCATTGGTGCGTATGCCGGCAATACTGCACAAGGCAATGCAGCAGTGGCAGTTGGAGCCAGTGCTGGTTATGTCGCACAAGGCAATAGTGCAGTAGCAGTTGGTGAGTCAGCTGGTGAGTCCTTACAAGGTGACCGTGCAGTGGCCATTGGCGCATACGCTGGTACAACCTCACAAGGCAACAACTCAATCATCATAAATGCCACTGGTGCTCCCTTGGATCAAACCACAGCCAACACATTCACAGTTAAACCTGTGCGTGGTGATAGCACAGCCAATTTAGTCAGTGGAGGATTCAAAGCAGTTTACTATAATTCAACCACTGGCGAGTTTGCTTACAGCAGCGATTAAAGATAAATTTGACATTGCCCGGTGATTTCTATATAATTACTACATGTCCTTGTATGCCGTCACTACCTATTTTAATTCAGCCAAGTATCAAACCAAATTACTCAATTACCGACTGTTTCGCAATCGGCTGGCTGTACCCTTGATCACGGTAGAACTCAGTTTTGACGATAATTTTGAACTCTCCTATACAGACGCCGACATCATGGTACAACTGCATGGTGGCGCTGTGCTGTGGCAAAAAGAACGGCTGCTGAACATTGCACTCCAACACTTGCCCGCAGACTGTGACGCCGTGGCCTGGATTGACAATGACGTGCTGTTTGACAATGATTCCTGGGTCACCCAAGCACAACAAAAACTCCAACAATACCAAATGGTCCAGTTGTTTTCTCGCAGTGTGGATCTCAAGCCCGGTGAAACAGACATATCGGCTAAACACGAATACCATGCACAAGGACTCATAGCTTGTATTGAATCCAAAGGTATGAGTGCGCTGGAAAGACAAAACAAATACAGCTGGGGGCATCCACGCAGAGAAGTCATGCCTGGATTGGCCTGGTGCATACGCAGAGATGTAATAGATCAACATGGATTTTATGATGCCATGATCATGGGCGCTGCTGATCGCATGTTGTTGCATGCTGCATATGGCGAAATCTCCCAGAAGCCCACTACAGTGGGCATGACTGAGTCACACTTTGCACACTATCTAAAGTGGGCACAGCCATTCTACCACACAGTGCAAGGCAGCGTGGGTTACATTGATCACACAGCGTATCATCTCTGGCACGGTGATATACCCAATCGACGTTATTGGGATCGTCATGATGCCGTGGTCAAAATAGGGTTTGATCCCGTAACAGACATCAAACATGGTGATAACGGCGCCTGGCACTGGGCCAGACCTCAACCTGAATTAGAACGCTACTGCATTGACTACTTCCAACAACGCCTGGAGGATGGCGATGTTTGAACTTGGAACAGTTCACTCGGCCTGCGAAGGCAGTGCCTTGGGAGTACTGGGGCCCATGGCTGTGCTGGACATCATTGTACATGTGCCTGCCCAATTTGATCAACATGTAATGGATGCGGATCTAGATCGTGTGTTGGGATTTGTGAGTCAAATCAACACCAACGATGTTGAATTACAACTGCTGCATCGCGGCATTGGCTTGGCTTGTTTTGTACAAGGCATGAATCGTGTGGTGGTATCCAATCAATACCAAGTGATAACAGCTAAAAAGTCAGAATCGGGTGCGGTGTGTTTTCGTGTGGCAATGAGTGTGACCAATCCTGATGCCACTGCCATAGCATTTGAATTTGCCAATGACATCATTGACTTGTACTCAAAACCAACACCGCATGACATAGAGCCCTTGGTGGCCCGGGCCTCGAGCAGTCTTGACCGTCACGGATTACCGGGACAAAACCAAGGCTTCTTGTTGACCTTGTGTATGAAACGTGCCATGCCTGTGAATCAAATATGGCCTGGCACACACATGGTGGGCACTGGAAAGTATTCACAACGTATCAGTAGCACAATGACTCAACGCACATCAGCGCAAGCTGTGCTGTATGCCAAAAACAAAATTGCCACAGCTGAACTGCTGAATCTGGCAGGATTACCGGGCAGTGAACATAAAAAAGTTGCCACCTGGGAACAAACTGTCAAGGCTGCTGAAGAATATGGCTATCCTGTTGTGATTAAACCTTACGACCGTGACAATGGTCAGGGGGTGTATGCTGGTATCACCACACAAACAGACTTGCAATATGCCTACACAGAAGTCACAAAAATTGTGCCACAATTCCTAGTAGAACGACACTTTGAAGGAGTAGGGCACAGAATTACCATTGTGGATCAAATCATAATCACTGTGACAAAAAAACTACCGGCCGCCATAACAGGAGATGGTGTGAGCACAGTACAACAACTGATCAACGCACAGCAAGGGCCTTCACGATTTATCAAACGACCTGCCGGTGGTGAACCATTCATCTTGATAGGATCCGCAGTGCCAGCCATGGCAGTGGATGACGAAGTCTTGGGCATGCTTGCACAACAATCTCACACACTACACACTGTGCCTGCCAAAGACGAAAAATTACTACTACGACGACGCAACAATGCCAGTGCAGGTGGTGTCACTCGTGCCATTGACAAAACCACTGTGCATCCAGACAATCAAGAACTGTGTTTGCGTGCCGCCCGTGTGATGGATTTGGACATTGCTGGTATTGATTTGTTGATTCCAGACATCACACAAAGTTGGTTAGAAACTGGCGCACTAATTTGCGAAGTAAATGCAGTGCCACAAGTGGGCTACAACCATGGCATCACACAAATAGTGGATCACATTTTCCAAAGTGGTGTGCGTGTGCCCATGCACATGGTCATAGTTGAATCTTGGAACACAAGTGATTTACATCTAGCACACGAATTGGCTGCGATCACCGGCAGCAATGCATTCAGTGCAAGCACAGGTATCTGGATCAATGGCAAGTGCATGAGCAGACCTTTTGACAATGGCTTTGCCGCTGCCAGGGCAGTGATATTTGACCAACAAGTTGAATCTGCTGTGTGCATAATGACCAAAGCAGAAGTTGCCAAACTAGGATTGCCTTTGGATCAGTTTGATCAAATCCTAATAGAGAATCCTGATGATGTTGTGAACTGGGTCGAGCCACACAGCACCACTATCAAACCTTTGAAAGTATATAGAAATGAATAATATCTGGCTGGAACAAATTGTTGCAAATCCTGAACTCATGAGCATGGGCCATGGGCAACGTGCTGGGGACAAAAATCTCGGTATGGGCTGGATGTATTATGCTCTGGCACGTTTGTATCGTCCTGCCACGGTGGTGTGTATTGGATCTTGGCGTGGGTTTGTGCCCATGATGTTTGCTCGCGGTATGCAGGACAATGCACAAGCCGGTACAGTACACTTTGTTGATCCTGGCATGGTAGACGATCATTGGCAATCACCCGAGAGTGTGAGTGAATGGTTTGATCACTACGATGTCAACAATATCACACACCACAAGAAAACCACACAAGAGTTTGTGGAGACCAATGTATATCGCAATTTACAAAACATCGACATCTTGTTTGTAGATGGGTATCATTCAGCTGAACAAGCACAGTATGACCATGAAGCTTTTGTTAGCAAACTCAGTACCAACAGCATTGTGTTATTTCATGACAGTATGAGTAGAAATGCTTCTAAAATTTATGGTGCAGATCGTGTGTACAATTATTCAGTATGCGATTATATTGATCAGTTACGTAGCCGCCCCAACATGCAAATCATGGACTTTCCGTTTGAAAACGGTGTTACATTAGTTCGCCATCAAATTCCTGGTGTTTAGATCTTAAAAAAGCCCAGGAATTTGTGCATACGGTTGATCACTGAGTCCCAGTCGCCCATTTTGGGTTGACGATACAGTCTGGCACTGGGATACCAAGGTGAATCTTCACGATTCAACAACCAACGCCAGCAATTGCCATATGCATTTAATGGAATCCACACAGGACGACCCATGGCTCCTGCTAAGTGTGCGTTGGCAGTATCTACAGATATCACAAGATCTAAATGATGCATGAGTCCGGCAGTATCTGCAAAATCGTTAACTGTTCCTGGATAACATTCACCACCGGCTGCAATTATGATTTGTGATTCTTCTTCAGTAGAATCTACATTTAGGTTAATCCATTGATGTTCAGGATTGCGGCGTATGAGTTCGGCCATCTTTTCCACAGGCATAGCCTTGTGATTGTGTATCCATGAATCTGTTCGACCTCTCCAGCATACTCCAATCCTCATGCGTTTTTTTGAACCTAATCTATCTGCCCACTCTTGTGCTTTAGCAGGAGTAGCAGCTACATATTGCAGTTGATGTGCGATTGTTTCTAATCGTAATCCAATCACTCTGGGTATACTCATCATTGTAATCCAATAATCGTATTCTCCAAGATCTTCACCAGGTTGATAAATGCCAATGATATTTCCAGCTGGTGTAGGAAACAATGCTTTGACACCAGGGCTTACTACCAATTTTATCTTGGCACCAGTTGATTGTAAATTGGCAGTGAATCTCAAGAACTGAATCTGATCACCCAATCCTTGTTCGCCTATAACTAGTATAGTTTTATCTTTGAGGTCTTCTCCTGACCATTCAGATTTTGGCAACCGTGGTTTAACGCCGGCCATGTGTTCATACCGCCAACGTGATTCGTAATGGTGCCAGCCGTTTTCGTAATCACCTTTGAGCAAATAAGCCACAGCTAGATTGAATTCAGCAGTGACATTTGACGGATCAATGTCACGGGCAGCATGAAGAAACGGTATGGCACGAGCAGGATAACCCATTTCTCGTAGCACATTTCCATAATTGTTGAATGCAGCGCCGTGATTGAAGTCTTCACCCAGTATAGCAGCATAGCATTTTAGTGCCAGTTCAGGTTGATGGTCGGCACGGTGTTGATTGCCTTGCTCAAGTGTTTGATTGATATTCATACGGATATTTAAGAAGTTTTTGCACCTGACCCAAAATATCTCACTATCCATAAATAAGTGCTGTACGCAATTATGCGTCTTATGCGGTTTAACCCGCCGCGTAGCGACTAGAACTCGCATCGGACTTCTTTAAGGAGAAACAAAAATGGGACGTCCTCTAAAAATTCAAAAATACAGTTTAAATACTGGCGTTGGTAGCCCTGGCGCAAACACACCTGTGGATCTTGCTTATCCTCCCTTCAGCGCACTGGATGTTCCGGTTTACAACTCGCCTACACAGACTCTGAATTCTGACCAGTTCTTGGGTGTGGTAGGCGGATCACCTGCCACAAGTCAACCCAGTGCCACATATCCTGAAGTGCTGGCCACTGTGAATATCCTATATGCTGATGGCAACACCACTGGTGCAGGTGCCGGACGTATCATTCGCCAGAAAGGCAATCACAAGTATTTGGTAGCTTATACAGCAAGTACAGTGGCCGATGGTAGCTTTACTGTGGGTCAAGCATACCAAATTGCTGTGCTAGGGACTACTAATTGGCAAACAGTTGGTACAGGGACTAGCAACGTATCACCTGGCGATATTTTCACAGCCACAGAAGCCGACGGCAGTGGCAACGGCACAGCATATCCGGTGGGTGTATGCATTTTGAGCAACACCGGAGCCCCAACAGGCGGGTATATGAGTATTGGTTACGAATCTGGCGACAGTTCAGCCGCTTATGCTAGCAATCTCAGCAACAAGTGGGTTCGTGATTGGGCAGGAACTGCCGGAGACTACAGTGATGCCAATCTTGGTGAAGTCAACTACACTAGCGAACTTTACTATGTGGCCAACTTCTTCACAGACGAAGGCGGTGTTGCACAATCTGGTTTGGATGTAGCTACTGCTACAGAATCAGTGTCAGGTGCACCGGATGGATACATCCCATTGGCAGTTATCGACAACGTTACTTCCTAATATTTAGGAACTCCGAATCCTCTCAGCTACATACTGGGAGGATTTTTTTATGACCGTGGCATTTGTGTTGGGAAATGGGCAGAGTCGAACTGCATTAGATTTAACAAGATTTAAACCTTTAGGGTCTGTCTATGGCTGTAATGGCTTATACAGAGACTACAAACCAGACTGTCTTGTGGCGACTGATCGACCAATCGCAGAAGAAATACAACGATCTGGATACAGTAAGAATCATAGATTTTACACAAGAAAACCATTAGCAGATTTAGGTGCAAATGTAGTTCCTAGAAAGTATCATGGCAATAGTTCTGGCCCTATTGCATGTTCGATTGCTGCATTGGACGGGCATGATCGTATCTATATGTTGGGATTTGACATGGGACCTAGTCCAAGTATGAGATTCAACAATGTGTATGCTGGCACGGCGTTTTATAAAAGTGCAGATGCCGCACCAACTTACACAGGAAATTGGATACGTCAAGTGGTTGCTATGGTAAAAGATTTTCCAACTACCAAATTTATTCGCGTTTGCGGCCCCACTACAGCAGATATCAAAGAGTTTAAGAATATTGAAAACTTTGAACATATAGATTTCAACACATTCATATATCGTTTAGATACCAATCACGGGCTATAACACCCGATTGCAGAGTCTGGTAAATACAGTAAGAGACTCTACAAATGACACAATACACCATTGATATTGGCGCGGTACCTGATGACGGACAAGGTGATCCGTTACGCACTGCTTTTAGTTACACTAATCAAAACTTTGATCAAGTTTTTGCTGCGGGCCCAGTGCTGAGCAATGTAGCTATTGCCAACAACACTATTCGCACTATTGATAGCAATGGTAACTTGATTTTATCTCCAAACGGAATTGGTAAAATACAAGTAACAAATACGGTGATCCCCAGTTGGGATAATGTGTATGATCTAGGCAGCCCAACACTACGATTTAACTCAATCTACGTCGGTTCTGGCGGGTTGAATATTCCTAGCATCAGTGTCACAGGTAATATTAGTGCCAATAATTTTTTAGCATCTGGTATAGTATCAGCTACCGGTAATATCACTGGCGAGTATTTCTTAGGTAACGGTGCGTGTCTAAGCGGAGTTATTACTTCGGTTGCTAATATTAATAACGGGTCATCTAATGTAACTGTGGTTAGCTCTGGCGGTAATATCACAGTAAGTGTCGGTGGAGTATCTAATGTAGCAGTGTTTGACACCACTGGATTGTTAGTAGCAGGGAATATTACCAGCGGCAATCTAAATTCTCTTGGTCTAGTAACTGCTACTGGAAATGTTCAAGCAGCTGGATTCACTTATGCAAATGGCGCACCAGTTGCCGGCTCGGGCTTACAAGGAGTTCAAGGAGTTCAAGGAGTTCAAGGCGTTGAAGGCCTACAAGGTACACAAGGCGTACAAGGTGTACAGGGTGTTGAAGGTTTGCAGGGGGTACAAGGCATCCAAGGCGTGCAAGCTGCACAAGGTACTCAAGGCGTACAAGGTGTTGAAGGTTTGCAGGGCGTACAAGGTACACAAGGTGTGCAAGCTGCGCAAGGCACACAAGGCGTACAGGGTGTCGAAGGCCTACAAGGTGTACAAGGTGTTCAAGGTGTTGAAGGCCTCCAGGGTGTACAAGGCCTGCAAGGCGTTCAAGGTGTACAGGGTGTACAAGGTGTACAAGGTGTTGAAGGCTTGCAAGGTGTACAAGGTGTTGAAGGCTTACAAGGTGTACAGGGTGTGCAGGGTGTTGAAGGCCTGCAAGGTGTACAGGGTGTACAGGGCGTACAAGCTGCACAAGGTACCCAAGGCGTACAAGGTACCCAGGGCGTACAAGGTACCCAAGGCACACAGGGCGTACAAGGTGTTGAAGGCCTGCAAGGCACACAAGGTGTGCAGGGCACACAAGGAGTACAGGGTGTAGAAGGTTTGCAAGGCACACAGGGCGTACAAGGTGTTGAAGGCCTGCAAGGCACACAAGGTGTGCAAGGTGTTGAAGGTTTGCAAGGTGTACAGGGAACACAAGGTGTGCAAGGTGTACAAGGTACTCAAGGAGTACAGGGTGTACAAGGTGTTGAAGGGTTGCAAGGTGTACAGGGTGTTGAAGGCCTACAAGGTGTACAAGGTGTAGAAGGTTTGCAAGGTGTACAAGGTGTGCAAGGTGTACAAGGTGTACAAGGTACTCAAGGCGTACAGGGTGTACAAGGTGTTGAAGGGTTGCAAGGTGTACAAGGTGTGCAAGGAACACAAGGTACTCAAGGCGTACAGGGTGTACAAGGCCTAGCAGGCCTACAAGGTGTGCAAGGCGTTGAAGGCCTTCAGGGTGTACAAGGTGTGCAGGGTATACAAGGTGTACAAGCTGCACAAGGTACTCAAGGCGTACAAGGAATCCAAGGCGTACAAGGAATCCAAGGCGTACAAGGAATCCAAGGCGTGCAAGCTGCACAAGGCACTCAAGGTACTCAAGGCGTGCAAGGCGTTCAGGGTGTGCAAGGTGTTGAAGGCCTACAAGGTGTACAAGGTGTGCAAGGCGTTCAAGGTGTACAGGGTGTGCAAGGTGTACAGGGCGTAGAAGGATTGCAAGGTGTGCAAGGCGTTGAAGGCCTACAAGGTGTGCAAGGTGTACAGGGCGTAGAAGGATTGCAAGGCGTACAAGGCGTTGAGGGATTGCAAGGTGTTCAGGGTGTACAGGGCGTAGAAGGATTGCAAGGCGTACAAGGCGTAGAAGGATTGCAAGGTACTCAAGGTGTAACTGGCGCACAAGGTGTACAAGGTGTGACCGGCGCTCAAGGAACAACAGGTAACAGTACAAGTTTATTCTTGTATAGAGCCAATACAGGAGCAACTTCTGGATATCCCGGAGACGGTGATATTCTATGGAATAATGCTACTCAAATTGATGCAACACAAATTAATATTAGTCATTTAACTGATAACAATATCGATATTGATGTATTCTTATCACTACTTGCTGCAACGGAATCAATTCTCATACAGGATCAAACTAGCAGTGTTAATTATCAAAATTTTACTATAACAGGAACACCTACAAATGTAAATCCGGGCGCAGCAGATAGTTATTGGACAGTTCCGGTAGATTTAACCAGTTCTGGCGGCACTGGTACTACTAACTTTGCTAACAATCATGCACTATTTTTGGCATTGATACAAGGCGTGCAGGGTACTCAAGGCGTGCAGGGCCCACAGGGTATTCAAGGTGTGCAAGGTGTACAAGCCGCACAAGGCACACAAGGTGTACAGGGTGTTCAAGGTGTTGAAGGATTGCAAGGCACAACCGGCGCTCAAGGCACAACTGGCGCTCAGGGTACACAGGGTATTCAAGGTACACAAGGCACAACCGGTGCACAAGGCACAACCGGCGCACAAGGCACAACTGGCGCTCAGGGTACACAGGGTATTCAAGGTACACAAGGCGTACAAGGCGTACAAGGCACAACCGGCGCACAAGGCGTTCAAGGTGTTCAAGGTGTTCAAGGCACAACCGGCGCACAAGGCACAACTGGCGCACAAGGCACAACCGGCGCACAAGGCACAACCGGCGCACAAGGCACAACCGGCGCACAAGGTGTACAAGGCGTACAAGGTGTTCAAGGTGTACAAGGCACAACCGGCGCACAAGGCGTACAAGGCGTACAAGGCACAACCGGCGCACAAGGTGTACAAGGCGTACAAGGCGTACAAGGTGTACAAGGCGTACAAGGCACAACCGGCGCACAAGGCACAACCGGCGCACAAGGCACAACTGGCGCACAAGGCACAACTGGCGCACAAGGTGTTCAAGGTGTTGCTGGCCCAAGCACTACTATAAATGCTGCCAACGTTGCATCGGGCACACTATATCCTGTGATGGTAGGTGCTGCTGGTAGTGATCAAATTGCCAATGTTGACATAATTGGATTGTCATTTGATGCTACAACAAATGTATTATCAGCCGCTGGTAATATAATAGCTGCTGGCGGAACTTTTGGATCGGGTAATATTAGCACAACTGGTAACATTGCTGCTGGTAACATGGCAACTGCTGCATTGACTGCAACTGGTGCTGTCCTTTTTAATGGCACCATATCGTTCACCAGTGCGTCATTTACCCGTACAGCTACAACTCAAAACTGGTTAGATGGGTCAATGTCCACGGGTTATTGGACAGTTGGTGGTACAGCACAAACTGGTATAATAGGCCTGGGTAGATCAACAGCCACACAACTACTGAACATTGCCAACGGTGCCACCTCTAGTGGCAACACCAAAACCATCAGCATTGGAGAAAATGGCGTAGCTAACTCTACTACTACAATTTCTGTAGGACCCGGACTTGGTAATGGTACTGTTACTTTTGGATCAAACACCACTGTAAACATATCAAACACTTCGGGCACAGCATTGAGTGTGGCTGGTAATATATCTGCTACCGGCAATGTTCAATCAGCAGGATTTACCTATGCTAATGGTGCGGCAGTAGCTGGGACTGGACCTCAGGGCACAACCGGCACACAAGGCACAACCGGTGCTCAAGGCACAACCGGTGCTCAAGGCACAACCGGCGCACAAGGCACAACCGGTGCTCAAGGCACAACCGGCGCACAAGGCACAACCGGCGCACAAGGTGTACAAGGTGTACAAGGTGTACAAGGTA